GGATGTTCTACTACTTGGAACGTCCGAGGGTCTACTCTGCTATGATTTGGTAGCGAGCTTGAAGACTTTTGTTGTGTTGCGAAAACGGGATCATGCCCTGCTTCTCACAGTGAAAGCCCGAGCTGAACGCTGGGTAAAGGAGTTACCCGAGCATTACTGGAAATTCGCCCACACTTTCGTGGCTCTTTCTGTGGCTTCGGCTATGGAAATTGCTGAGAATGAAGAAGCGGCCTACCGGGTGCTTGGTAAATACTCAGCCCGCGACGCTATCGAGTTAAGCGGATCGCTCCTCAAGTCCTCCTTCTCGCATTCTCCCTCCCTCTGGTCTGGTATTGGGCGGGTTCTAAATGGGGATCCGGGCTTAGGCCTGGGTGGTACTGGAACCAGCCTGTTTTCCGCCAAACCTTCGTGGGGTGGTTAGGAATGGCCCTTCTTCATACCAGGGTTCTGTCCCGATTCTTTCGATCATGCTAAAATTCGGGACGGAGCCAAACTGGACTGGAGGAAAGTAGGTGCCTGTCCTAGCTATTCCGACCCTAGACGCCTCTTTTGTGCTTACCAGCCAGCTGGTTTTAGATTTCCTATGTTAATACATCGCGGTTGTGTCCATAATGAGGTTCGTGGACTCGCTGGATGGGTTTTGATGGAGGTTGGACCGTTAGATGAGGTTGGAAGAAAGAGATGTCGGGCTGTGGCACGACGGGTAGCTAGGAAACTGGACTATGGGGAGATCACCCCAATGGCTCTAGACGATGTTCCTAAGGCTTACGGGGGGGCAAAACGATTGCGGTATGAGCGAGCGGTCGAGGAGCTTAAAGTACATGGACTTAGTAGTGATGATTTTCGGCTCGAAGCCTTTGTTAAGGCCGAGAAATTAGACATCGCTGCTGAGGCTAAGGCACCACGTATGATTCAGTTCCGAAGCTTCAAGTTTAATGCTGTTTTTATGTCTCACTATTTGCCGTGTGAACATCGTTTGTTGAGTCTGAAATCCTTAAAATGCCAGAAAATCCAGCAACCAAGTCGTGTGATTGCTAAAGGGTTGAATGGACCACAACGCTATGCTCTTTTGAAGCACAAGTGGTCGCAATTCAAAAATCCATATGCGATCGGCATAGATTGCTCACGGTTTGACGCCCATGTAAGGGAGGAGATGCAGAGGCTGGAGGGATTAGTATACCGACGGTGGAATAAGTCCCGGGAGTTCCGGTCGCTATTAGACAAACAATTAACGATGAAGGGGCGAACACGTTCTGGAGTTAAATATAGTCTTTTTGGTGGCAGGGCTTCAGGTGATGTTAACACTGGGGGTGGAAATTCCCTACAGATGCTTTTGATGTTGGTGGCATCTTTGGAAGATCGCGGTTACCCGTTCGAGTTCGTTGTGGACGGTGATGATGCTGTGGTTATCATTGATGCGAGTAATGTTGAGAATGCGGAACGATCACTTAGAGATTTCTTCACTCTGTGTGGACACGTACTCACTTTCGAGTTCAGCACGAGTGAGTTCGTTGGAATCAAATTTGGTCAATCCCATCCGATACTAACCACCGGCGGAGGCGTGATGGTGAGGGACCATGCCCGGG